CTTCATACATCTTAGGCGAGATATTGAACGCCACGTGGCCGCCTGGCTTGATATTGTCTACACATTTTTGCCACAGGGGGATAAAGAATTCCTTGTAGAAGTGCTGGTCACTTTCCCATGGAGTCATGTGTTCGTAGATTTCTAGGTTGATGTATGGCGGAGAGGTCAGTACAAAATCATAGTCGATAGTGGAGAAGTCAACATCTAGACAACTCTGCCAGATCATCTGCTGAGTAGCACCATCAAAGTCAAATAAACCACCATCGTATTGTGCTAGTCTAGCAGTCATAGCTTCATACGCTGGTATCATTTCGGTGTTAGTGTCTATACCGGTGTAGTTGATACCTAACGCCCATGCGCCTAATAATCGGCCTCCCCAGCCAGCAGTTGGGTCTAGTACGCTAGTAGCTTTGTACTTCTTATACAGGTATTTGGCAGTGGTTGCTTTGAACATAACAACACTGCCCCGGTTGATGCGATAACATTCAAACACATTACCAGCGGCTGTTGCGCCGCCACGATTACGCTTCTCGGTATCAGCGAATAGTTTCTCTCTCTGTTGGGGGTCGTTCCATGTATCGTAGATGTTCTTACCATCTTGACGACGACACTTCAATAAGTTAGTGAACTGATAGTGATACAGGAAAGGGTTGCCAGCAAACGAGTTGACGTTAGTATCCGCCTTGAACTTCTTCATGTTGTCCAAGTCTCGGTTGAGAGCCCTATCACTGATTAGTTTGTGATTCTCAATGTCAGCGATAGTTACAGACCTCAAGTTGAGGTTCACTGCTTTGAGTGGTTTCATTTTAGCTGATTGTGATATCTTCCATACCCGCTGTGCGTAAGCGAACGATGTGACCGAGTTGCCATTGCTTTGCTTCTAGACCTTTCATAATGCCCAGATAGCGATTACGAAGTAGTGCTACTTCGTTGACGAGTGTTTCCATATCGATAACGTCTTGTTCGCCATCAACATATTTTTCAGCATCACGTGAAGTTAGGGCACGATTGTAGTTTTCTAAATATTTTTTAAATGTTTGGCTACGTAATTTACGCAGTTGTGCGTTAAGGTGGCCAAGAATGGCCTCAATCTCTTGTAGTTGATTGAATCTGTGTTCAGTAATACCAGGAAGACCTGCCAGATTCTTTTCTACACTACCCTTGATGTTTACTTCATACTTAGCAGAAGTTAGTTCATCGGTGTAGTGTTCGATAAAATCTGGCAGATTAGCGAGGTTCTGAGTAACTAGTGTATACCAGTGCGCCATTTATTCCCATTCGTCGTTATAGTCGTCTTCGTCTTCGTCGTATTCTTCGTACTCTGATTCTTCGTCCTCTTCATCATCGAAGCCACCCGAGTCGTCAACATATACTTTTAGTGCTGTTGTAACATCATAGTCACCTCTGAAGGCAGATTTGATGTCTGATGGCGAGTAATCATTGTCGATAAGAATACCAACTAAGTTTTCAGCGATAGTATCTCTATCGGTAGATAGTATACTATCCTTAGTCATGTGCCAAATCTCAGCAATAACATCTAATTTCATAAAATAAATTCTCCTCGAGCTATTTATTCTTCGATGTTATCTGCTGATTGTTCGGCGGCTGCTTTCTCAGCGATTGTAGCAATCTTTTCTTTCTCGTGGAATTCGTCCATGACTAAGTCCATGATGCCGTTCTCGTTCTTGTTCCACTCTTTGCGGAAATACTTGTGAACTTCACCGTTCAAGTCTGTATAAGAATAGCGATTGCCTTCTTTCTTAATCATTTCACGCTTTTCGATTAGGTCAAAGAAGCCACTATATGGATTCATACCACTCTCGTACGGGATTTGAATTTGAATATCTTCGAATGGCTTAGCATAACGAGTCTTCATAATTTTACAGCCGGCACGAATACCTAGCACTTCACTAGTCTTGTTGCCGTCTTCGTCTTCTTTCAACTTCAACTTCTTCATAGCAACCAAGATTGAGCTTGCGTATACGAAGCCGGAGCCGCCGCTGACGATAGGGTCTGGTGAGTACGGGTCTTGTGAGGCGTAAGAGTGATTAGTAGCAACTAATCCCACATTACAACTACCGAACATATTCACGCAGTTAGTTACAAGTGCTTTAAGTGCTTTGGGCTTGCGACCCATATCACCCTTGATTTCACCAGCATCAAACTGATTTACTTCTGTTGGTGACATTAACATACCGAGTGAGTCAACCACGAATAAGACTTTCGGACGCTCGTCTTCTGGCATTGCTTTGTAGTCTTTCATAAATGTTGAGATTGTCTTAGCAACATCATCAATCATGGCCATGTTCAACTTGAGCAATTTATCTTCACTGGTATCTACGCCCAGTGCGTGTAACCATGTTTCATCTAGGGCATTCTCACTGTCGATTAAGACAACATAGATGCCTTGCTGTTGAGCATTGCGAACTAAATTGCCGCTACAAATAAACGACTTACCGCTACCGGATTCGCCAGCGAATACCGTTACTTTGCCCAGTGGTACGCCCTTTTTAAAGTCACTACTGATTAAGTAGTTGAGTGCGTAGTTACCGGTTGATACCCAATCAGTTGGGTCGTGAAAGCCGATTGACAAGCCTTCAATAGATTTTGTGATATCTTTCCTGAACTTGGAAAGGTCGAACGGTTTCGCCATGTTTATCCTTTAGGTATTGTTAGTAGCTTTGTATTGTACACAGAGAACGCTTCTGTGTCAAGTAAGTTGGGACTATTACGAGCCATTTCTTCTAGTTCGTAATCGTTAGGATAGTGTCTCAGTACACCACGGGCACGGTCACGCACGATTGCGGGCACACGCGGAGTTTTACCTGGATCACATAGTTCCTCTAATAGTTTTTTACCTTGCTTGAGAGCACGGTATCTTTCATCTGGTAGGGTCATAGGGTCTCCTTATACAAGATAGCGCCCGAAGGCGCTATCTGTAGGTACTACTGATTAAGCAGTCTTTTGGCGTGAACGAATCATCGCTAGGATGTCGTTAGCTTTGTCGCTAGATGGTGCGGCCGCTTTAGTAGGGACCACGATTGATTCAGCCGCTTCTTCGGCATCTGCTTCCCATGGTGCTACTTCTTTTTGTACGGGAGCACTTGAAGCAACTGGGGCTGGAGCTTGTTGTGGAGCTGGCGCTGATTCAGTTTGTGTTTGGCCGCCTGAACCAGTGTCTAGGCCCCATGGCTTGTAGTAGGCTGCCCATTTGTCAGCGTCATAAGGACGACCGTCAACCGATGCTTCGAACATTTCGCGGATAATGCGCTGTTCTGCTTCGCTTGGCTTCTTAGGTAGAAACTCTTTCAAGTCAAACAGGCCGTGTTGTTCAAGTGCGGCTTGTTCGTCGGCACTTAGCGCACTTTCTTTACGAGCCCAGCCTGAAGTTGAATAGTCAGCATAGCCACCCTTTTGTGTCTTTACGATTTTGAAGTCAAGGCCACGAAGAGCGTCAGTTGGCAATTCTTCAATCTCTGGGTCCATCAATGATGATTTGATGATTGCGAAGATTTGTGGAGTAATAGTGAATCGGCGAATTGGATTCTCAGGTGTCTTGTCGTCAGACATTGGGTTTGTCTTTACGAAACCTTGGAACAGGTATGTACGCTTCTTCCAGTACTTGTTAGCCATTTCTTTCAATGACTCGTCTTTGTACCAGGTGCGAACTTCTGCTAGGATAGGGCAGTTCTCACCCCAGATTTCCATACAAGGAACTTGTACGATATATTGCTTTGAGTCAGCACGACCTTTTACACCAGTGAATGGTAGTTTAATCATTGCTTTCTCAACCCAGAAGTATGGGTTAGTAGTATCACCGTCTGGCAAGAAACGCACGGTAGCGGTATCGCCTTCGTTCATATTCCAGAACGGATAGAGCGCATTGTCACCGGATGACTTCTCTTGGTTGTTTTGTGATTTGTTGTCTTGTGCCGCGAGACGGGCACGGATGGCTGCGAGTGATGTTGACATAGATGTTCTCCTTTAAAATAAACGTTGTCAAAAAATAGAGTTATAAACTTAGTAATTCAAGTCAGCAAGGTGAGTCACTGACAACGACTACAGATACAAGTGTAATACATTTGAATCTGAAAGTCAATCAACAATTCATCCATTTCTGTTTGCTTTGTTGATTACAATGAAGTTCGTTCATTGGTTTATTAGTTATTCTACACGTTTACGCAAAGAATACAACTATTTTGGAGTTATTAGGGGTGGCGCATCCAGCGCTGGAGTTTTTTTGCCTTGATTGTGGCTCGACGGTCACGTTCTGTAGTGTCATCTATTTCGTGCCGAATGGAAGATGGAGTGCCAGGAATTGGACTGGTACCAGATTGCGGTTGATCAGTTTCATTTAATTGGAAGCCTAGACGCTCACTTGCTTTGTGCATCAACTCAAATACTTGCATATCACTTAAGGCATCTGGCATTGCGTCTCGCCATACAGCAAACTTTTCTTTTGCTGATACATCCTGTCGTGCTAAGATTTCTCTCATTGGTGTAGCACGAGGCCCATCTAGATTGGAGGTTGATGTTTTTGTTTCCTGTCTACTCATTACCTTGACGTTAGGTCCAAATGATGTGTTCCAGTCACCACTCTTAGCGCCCTTTTGTGCTAAGAATTGGAATGAGTTCTTTTGGTCTTCGCCAACTACGAATACTAGGTTAGTGAATCCTTGTTCGTGTACGCTCTCTACTACATCGATTGGATTCTTGCCACTATGAAATATACTTGCTTGTTTTGGAAACACAGTACGATAGATATCTAATTTTTCTTCTGGTGTTAGTGGGTCATCACTACCCACAGTTTCACTTACAAAAAAATATGGTGTTGCGCCGATTCGTTCAGCGTATTCGATAACCGCACTAGCAAGATACATATGACCTTTGTGTCCCATGCCTCTGCCCCAGCCCACTACTGCTGTTTTGCCCTGCTGTGTAGATTCTCTTAGTATTTCTGAGATTTTCATATTATTTTATTTAGTATCGAAGACATAGACTACGCCTTCGTTTGTTCTGCCAAAGAATTCTACACCAGTAGATGTACCGAATATGGTATTACCGTCATTAGTTACTGCTACTTGACTGCCTAATTTGTTCCATCGTGTGTTTTCACTCTCAACTACGCATGTTCGCACTTGCTTCCATGTTGCCCAATCATCGCTACTAGTGAACTTGAAGATTGCTCCAGTGTTAGCGATACCACGAGTGCTGTAAGAAATAGCACTGCCGCTACCAATGTTTGCGTTTGCTGTTGTATTAGTTGCTAGGAATCGTGTACCTTCAATAATGTTTGCGTTATTGATATTACCATCAGTGGAGTACACCGCGCTTACAGTTGATACAACATTGCTAACTGTGTAGATGTTGCCGTGAACACTGTCTGTGTACTTCACATCTACACTAAATCTCCAAGGAGAATTAGAACTAGCATTTCCATTAGGAACTGCGCCTAACTGTGATACTATTTGTAATGTGGTGTTTGCTAGTCCAGGAATGGTGATGTATGCGTCATAAGGAACTCGTGCTACACCAACATTAGCATTACTATTAACATAGTCAACACACTTGGTGACGTAAACTACGTTCATGCCGTTCTCTGAGGTGATGTTAGCAACAGTGATATTACTACTCATTACGCCAAGATTTGCCCAATCAGCAGTTCCCTTAGTTGTAATCTCATACATGTAATCATAGATACCATCAGTGTAGACATTACCAGCGGGTACTACTGCGATTGTTTTGTTAGGTGAGCCCACAACAATCGTATTGCCTGCTTTATTAATTGCCACTGCTCTGCCGAACTGATCGAATGATTTTTGACTAGCACTTGATAGGGTGGTCTTTATTGTTCCGTTGCTGTCATACACGAATGCGCCGTTCTTTGAGCCAATAACAATACTAGTAGCCGCATTACTAATTGCTACTGAGTCTCCAAAGAAGCCTTCTTTGATTTCTGATGGACTATCAATAGTAACTAGACTTGGCTTCCACGAATAGGAAGAGAATGTGACGTTAGAGTTAGTTGTATTGTTAGGCGTGACTTCATAGGTGCCTGTTAAATTAGGCTTTCTAAACGAAGTCATTGTGATCGCCGCTGATGTTGATAGAGTTAGTTGATTGTAGTTCTTAGCTACGATGGTATTACTGGTAGTACCGATAAAGTAGCCTGGATCTACATTAGAGTAATCATTTACATACAGTGTATTAGCAGAGTATGGCGGTTGTACAGTAGACTGATAAGTCAGTTCGAACCACACACTCTGAGTAATTGCGTTTGCTATTAGTGATGATGATAGATACACTACATTACCAATAACGTTAGTAACTGTTGTGCCGTTAGAAACGAACGTGTTACTAGTATTGCTAGTTGCGCCGAAGCGAACATTGTAACCAATAGCAATAGAACTTACGTTAGAGTTGATTAGAATTGTGTTAGCGCCGGCGGTACCAGCTAGAGCCGTAGTGATATTAGTTTCACTACTACTTAGTTGCTTGGTTACTTTTGTGCCGAATAGAGCATTGCTACCAGATATGTATTGCCCGACAGTAATATTGCCGCCTGATACTGCGTTAGCAGTTAATACATTAGCGGCGATGTTGCCGGTAATTGTAGTTGCCGCATCATAAGTCAATAGGAATGCTCTACCGATGTTAGAGTTGTTATTACTATCACAACCACTTGCGCCAATGACGATTGTACTACCGTCGCCACTTACTGCTACTGAATTACCGAAGAAGATGTTAGATGCCTTGAATGTATTAGCATCATACTTTGCTTGTTGAATCCATGGCGTAGTGTTGCTTGTTGCCGTGTCGTAGTTTTTGAAGAATACATATGCCGCACCCACATTAGAAGTAGTCGTATTAGCAACCCCAGGTGCGCCAACTACTAGCACATTCTCATCGCTACTAATAGCAACACTAGTGCCGAATCTATCGCCGTATGATTTATCATTCGCTGTTACTGATACCGGAGTAGAATTGCCATCCTTGTAAACTAATACTTCACCTGCTAGTTTTATGTTTGCTACTGTCGCATGACGGCTACCTACCACTAGCGTGTTAGATGTTGTGTTATCTGCCCAATCTACACAATGACCATAATTGAAATACTCGTATGTTTCGTAATTAGCAGAATTGTATTTGTTAGCAATATTTGAGTTAGATTCCCATACATTAGCATTACTAGTAAACGTCTTTATTAGGCCACAACTTGGGTTAGGAACTTGATTCACATACAACAATGGTTGCGGCACGCCAACAATCAGTAGATTACCATCATTACTGACTGCTAGACTGCGACCGAACTTGTTTTGTCCGGTGGCGCTCTCTTCCGCTGTTAGTTTACCTTTGATTGCCATTGTTAGTTTCTCATTCTATTAGCACGTGTGAATGTACCACGATTTACAAGTTTAGTAGGACCTACGCCACTGTCTGGGTCATGAACAAAGCCTTCACCGCCATGTTCGCCTGTCTTCATCTGTGCTCTGATGCCCATGCTTGCTAATGTTTCTTGTTCTTTTTCGCCGATGATACCATCTTTAATGTGCATGATTGCTTGAACGAGTTTGAATACTGCGTTAGCGCCACGGTGATTTGTTTTGATTCTATTGAGTATCTTTTCTTGCTTAGCTTGACTTACTACGCCACTGGTCTGAATCCATTGGGCAAAGTTGTGACCAAGATTGTGTAGATTCTGTGGGTCATCTACTTGACTATTTACATAGCGATAGATGATTGCTCTGATATCAGATAAGCCTTGCTCAGGTGCGATAAATTGTTCAAGTGATTGAGCAACACTTGCCGCATATTTACTGATTGTGCGTAGTTTTTCGACATCAACATTAGAACGTGTATCAGTGAACTTAGGCGGTATGATTACAACGCCCGGACCCTGAATAGATTTGTAGCTATCGCCTACTGGTCTACGTTGACCACCAAGTTCGGGTAATTTGTCGAATGTGCCGGTCGCGGCCGCACCACTAGTTGACTTACCGATCAACTGACCTAATTGACTGTCTTTAGCTACGTTGTATGTAACTGTGTTAGGAGTAAAGTAATACTCGCCGTTGTTGTTTAGCGGCGGGGTAGTCTTGTACATTAGACCCGCTTCAATGAAACCTCTGAAATCTCGTGGTGTTGCTTTAGCATAGACAGGGCATAGTTCTGCCATCTCTAGGGCGAACTGCTTGCGACTTTCAGTTTGACTAGTGCGTGTGTAGTACTCATACACTTCACGCGGGTTAGTTAGCATTTGTTTAGCATACTTGTCACCGAAGTGAAATGTGCCGTTCTCGTCACGACCAAATATGATTGCTGGTGATCCGTCCCACTTTACTTCTAGTGGTTTACTATTACGAGCAATCTGTGCTAATCGAAGTAGAGCACGTTTGACACCACTAATGCCTTCGATGTAAACAAGGTCTTCGATATGTTGAAACTCACGGCCGACTTGTGATTGCTTTTTGTCTTGTTTCTGTTGAGCCATCAATCGTTTTGTTGCTTGACCTACTTTGAGTTCATTGATTTGTTCTTCACCATAGCGCTTGTCGTCTAAATCATCGTGATAGCTTCTAACTGGCGGGCTGAGTTTCTTTGTTGGCTTCTTATCAGCAACTCGACCGCCGTACATTCTTTCCCATGCTGCCGCGCCTTGCTGTGCTGATCGTCCTTTAGCTACAAAACTAGCAATCATTTGCTGTTTAGATGGCTTATAATTTTCCTCTAGATAATCTCGATCTAGTTCTTCATCTGGTGGTAGTTGTGTGCCCTTAGGATCACGAGCTAGTGTCTGACGATATGTATCAATAACTTCTCGTCTGCGTTCATTATTCTTTAGTAGACGCATAACACCCTCTACACTCTCTAGGTCTTTGCGTGATGCACTAGGACCTAGTAGTCCCTGTGCGATTGAATCAGGATCGAACTCTTTGAATACTGGTGAGTTATCGCTTCTGTTTAGTACGCCATAGAAATGATGCCACTTCCATTGTGATTTACCAGCGCTGTCTTTAGGTGCTACTGTGTTAGTCAAGTCAGCACGAAGTTGTTGTAAGTATTTGCCCTTGTATGTACTCTCAGGTGCTGTGCGCATCGACCACTTGACGAACTCTACACTAGGTACAAACATAAAGTCAACTTGAACGAAACGATTGGTGCGTTTCTTACCAGAAAAGATTGGACTCATGTAATGAACACTGTCGCCAGTCTTCTTGATATGATCAGGGCTTACGCCTTTGTCTGTAAGTGTCGCTACTAAATCATCTTTAGATACCGTATTCATATCAATAGCAATATCGATATCACCACTAGACTCGGCAATGCCAGTTGAACCCAAGAGATTATCTGATAGGTTCATGCCTGTTAGTTTGTTCAAGAAAGCAACAGTTGGCGCCACTTCTGCTCTATTGATTCTATCAGTAAGCATTTGTGGGTCTTGTTTTGTCCAGCCTGGAGCTTTGAAGACATTACCGCCTTCTAGTAATACACTCATGTTTATAAACCACTCAATTTTAAGATACGTGTAAAGTCACTGTCTTCTGCTAGAGGAGGCAGGGGCGGTAGTGGAGGCATTGCTCCGCCTGGTGCGGCACCAGGTGCTGGAGCAGGGGCTGGTGTCGGTGCTGGTGGCTCTGGTTGAACTTCTGCGGGCTCTTCATTGCTACTATCAGGTACTTCTTCATCGCCATGTAATTGAGCAAGTACTTCTTCATAATGAGGGTCATGTTGTCTTTGCATCCAACTAATAATAGTTGGTGCCGCGTCATTGTTAGCGTCATGTGCCGCTACTTTTTTAAGGTCAGCGTAAAGTTCATCGTTATCAATTAGTCCCTCTAATTCACCGATAGCAACCTCAGCATTAGGTCCTACTTGAAATGTATCGTCTTTGAGCAGTTCTACTAATTCTTCTACTTGCGTATGTGATTTTATATCTAATGCTTCATCTAGGATATCGTCTGCCCAGTTTTCGAACATAGAAGTTTCAGCAATAGCGACATGCTTGATGCCGAACTTACTCAGAACTGGCAGTGCCGATTCAATTCGTGTGTCGATTGTACTCTGCTTGAATACTTCACTTAGGGTATCGTCTGTTTCAGTGATGAGAGCAGGCTGATAACTCTCAAAGTATTTGTTGTATCCGCGGCCACTTGATAGTTGCTTGACTGTCTCTCGTAGTTGCTGATACTTTTCGTTTGCTTCATTAATCATGCGCTGTGCTGACTCATTGAATTGCTCACGACCACGAGAGGTAGCGCGGACGAAACCACCCAGCGTGTCTAAATCTTCGCAGATTTCTTGTAAGTGTGACCAGCGATCATCTCTGTATGCGCCGCCCTCAGCAATATGACGAGCAAACATACGAGCACGACTAGGTTTGTTAGTAGGCGCTTGGAAGCGTTCGCCGTCGCTTGTCTCTAAGAAGATACGCTCGATGTGACGGAAGCGTTGATCAGTCTCTTCTAGTTGCTTGTTGTGCTTGATGACCATCTTGACAGTTGGAGTATCATCACTGTAACTCATCTTACGGTTGCCGTAGTAGCCTTCGTTAAGTGAACCTTCTAGTTTCTTAGTGTGTTCTCTGCGTTTCATATCATCTCTCATTCTATCTGTATCTTCGAGTTTAAAAGTTAGCTGACGCTTCAGGGCAAAGCGTTTTAGTTGTTTTAATAAATTGAACCAGGAAACTTCGCCACCAGCATCACCACCACTCTTAGCGATATTATCGTCATAATAGACAGTCATGTCGTTATTACCGTCGATGGTAACAGTAACAGTACCGTAATCTGTGCCGTTTCTTCTAAAATTGAACTGGAATAAGTCGGCCTCGTCAGGGACTGGTACTTGTTCGCCACTGCTTGATAGTGGTCTCACTTTAAAGCCCTGGCTTTTAAGTAAGTTGTCGATTTCTTTATTGAGTGATTCTGCTGTTTTTGGCATGTTGTGTCCTGAGTATTATGTATTTATCTCAGAGACACCACATTAGAAGAATGAAACTGACGCTATGAACGGCATTGGCACTACCACCTCGTGGTGGTCAGTGAATTTTTCACTAATTTTTGAGTCGAATGTTTGAATAACACCGATCATACGGATGGCGAGCAATAGAGCCATCACTAAATCGTCTGGCTGACCGATAACGGCGGCGAATGAGCCCTTGGCTGCGATGAATGTTTTAAGTTCGCTGATAAGTGGCTGACTATATAGCGTCATCCTTCTACTTTCTAGCAAGGATTTAAACTTACTACAGGCAGCGTTCTTGTTTGGGTTAGTAGTAACAAAACCGGCCTTGATCAGTCTCGTGACACCCATGCGTTTAGGCTCGGAGATAAAGTTACCCTTAATATTGTCAGTACTCATCTCTAGGAGCGAGACTCGGGCGGCTTCGCCTACACCGTTGTTTTCGAATGAGTAATAAATTTTATCTGGCTGACCTGTACATTCGGCGATGTAATCAATGATTTCTGCTAGTAATTTTGTCTGATCAGGAATAGGTGTCTTATTATGCTTCCACTCACCTATCTGTGTGAATGTATTTGCTTCTACGATTTGAATAGCTGCATTATCGCCACCGGTACCCTGCGAGGGATCTAGCGCTACTACATAGGTATTGTTCTTTGTGGGTTTTTTGAACCAGCGAACTTGACCCATTCGTTCGATTGGGTCTTTGTAAGTCAAGGCCGCTAGTGTTAGTGAATCAATTAGTGTTTCACTGTCGATAATGAACTCGCAATTCATCTCACGACGGAATCGTTCTTCGCCAATCTTACTGCGTTCTTCATCAGCCCAGGCTTGATCGCGGTCAGGGTGCTTATCCCATGTAACTAAGTATGGAGAAAATCCATTCTTACCTAGTGCTGTGGCATTACCATGCGAATCAAACTTATTGTTAGCGTCTTTCCAGATTTGAGCGAATTGATCTTCGTCGTTGTTAGGCGTTGATGTGATAATACATTTACCGCCGGTTGCTAGTGTTGGCGAGATAGCAGTCCAGAATTCTTTTGCGATTGTTGGTCTAACGAATGCGAACTCGTCGAGATAGAGTAAGGATAAGGACATACCACGACCGGTTTTTTCAGTAGTAGCACGAGCAACGATACGACTCTTGTTCTCAAAGTCGATGTTACCTTGGTTATACACTTCGACACCGCACTTCATCCACATTGGGCACATTTCATATGCGTAACGAATACGCTGCATGATTTCTTGGGCGCCGGAGTATTGATGTGCGGCGATTAGAATAGTTTTGTCGTCATTGAACATTGCATACCAGAGTAGGTAGCCGGCAGCCGATGTTGTCTTGCCCATCTGACGAGCAAGCATTGAGATAGAGAATCTGTTTTCGTGGTAGTTCTCGATTAGGCCTTCTTGAAATTCATATGGATCGTAAAGCAACTGACCGCGTGTAGGGTGTTGAATGTAGAAGTAGTTACGCATGAAGTATTCGTAACCCTTGTCCGGATCAGCACATCTTGCGACTTCAATAGCCTGTTCTGGAGTTAGTGCTACTATACGGCCCTTGGCTCGTATAAACTGATTATCATCACTCATAGTTGCTTATTTATGTTTTGGTCTGTACTAGTACATTAGAACTTGTGTATGGCCAGCGTAGCATTCTGTTGGGTGCGTTGAGCAGGGCATTAGTGTTAGTGTAATCTTGTACGTATGAGTTGTTCAATGCGCCGTTTGTTGCGTTACCTATCAACCAGTTGAGGCAATCTTGATATGTGTATTGTCTGCGTGTTGCTAGTAGGAGTGCTAGAACACCGGTTACTTGTGGAGCAGACATACTTGTGCCCGAAATCTTTACTGCTTTGAACGCTGTATTCCATGGGTAAGCAGTTGTACCATATGTAGTGTTTATTGATGATGGATAGACACCAACACTGGTTATACCGTAGCCTGGGGCAAAAATATCAACAGCAGGACCGGTATTACTGAAGTATGACTTGTATTGATCACCGACGGTGACTTCATTAGAGCCCACTATAATTACTTTTTTCTCTACGCACGGCGATTGACCTCGATGATAGTATCTGAAACTACCATGATATGAAGAGTTGTAGTAATTATTGTAGTCTTGTCCGGTTGAGTAATCCTGAACATGCGCTATGTTGCCCGCGCTTGCTACTAGAATAACACCCGCATTAGAGCAGTCAGTAACATCAGCATCAACGCTAGAAATTCTTGTAGGGTGTTGGTAGTATGCTCCAGATGTTGCCGAAGCAATCATACCATATCCCGTTACCATATTAGAGCCAGACCATGATGCGCCTCGATACACGCCACCGGTTATACCGCGATAAGTGCTTGTCCAACCGAAACTCATATTCACTACTGTTGGGTTAGGATTGTTTGAAGCCGCCTTCTTTGCGTTGTGCCATGTTCTTAGCATGTTTAGACAACCGCTTACGCCAAATGTTGAATTGTTATCGTATGGGTTCATTACATATAAGTTAGCGCCCTTAGCCCAACCATAATATCTGCCTACTGCTGTACCGGCAACATGTGATCCGTGCCCATCAGTGTCGGTATAGTGAGTTGAACCCTGCGAGTATGTAGATGTATAGCCTGTTAGCACTGGCCAATCTACTTGATTCAATCTACTAGTAACACCGTCGGGACCTAACCACTCTGGATGAGTAGTCAATATGCCCGTGTCCATGATTACAACATCTACTCCCGTACCTATACCAGTATATGGCACTGATACTGTTGGCGTAGCAGATGATTGAAACGGATTAGTGCCGTAGACGGAGGCAGGTAATCCCCAATTTCCGGCACCCGATGTCTGTGAATATACATCGTAGTTACATAGAACATTTGATTGTATGGCTGAAAATTGTAGTTCGTAGCCGTTTTCTTTTTTAGTGCCGTAGCGAACATCGATAATGCGTGGGTCTTGTCGGAGTAGTTCTGCTTCGCTTCTAGTCATTACTACATCAAAGTTTCTGAGACTGTCGGGTTTCTCATTGTGCATCTCAACCGCTCGTTGTGGTACATAAGGTGTAGTACCGCCTAGACTAGTGATTTCTTCCATGAGAGCATCTACATCTACGCCCTCATGAACTGTTACTACGCATTTATTTTCTTGTTCTGTTGCCATATTAGTACAGTGCTGTCCAAGTTGTACCGTTATAGAATACTGGATATGGAGTTGTGCCGCCCTTTGTTGCTGGGTCCCAACCTGGAGGTAGAGCAACAGCAAATGAACCGGTTGCGGCTGTTGGTGCGCTTGTCTGTGGTGTTAGCGTCAATACTTTTGATGCTTGTACTGTACCATAGACTACTAGTGCGCCGACATTGCTACCTGTATTGAATACAAAGTCAGCCGATGATGTGTAGTTTGGCGAACCTGTACCAGTAGTGATAAATGTGTTAGCAGAAATGCTACCCGTAACAACTACATTGTTACCGTCGAATGTAAAGTTAGCACTGCCGCCAAATGAGCCAGCATTGTTGAACTGTACTTGTGTGTTCGAGCCGCCTGGACTACCGTTTCCACCACCAGATGCTGTTGCCCAAGAGAGTGTGCCGTTACCGTTAGTTGATAAGAACTGACCACTAGTGCCGCCTGTAATCTTTACATTACCTACTGCGCCTAGATTACTAGTAGTAGTTACTGAGAGATTAGCGATTGATAGGGTATTACTTGTTTTATCAAATGTGAATGTGCTAGCGCCGGCAAAGTTGCCCGCATCGTTGAACTGTACTTGTGTATTACTACCGCCGGTCGTTACGGTCACTGATGTACCGTTAGCAGTAGTCATTGAGATAGCATTACCGTTAGCACTAATACTAGCGTTGCCCATGTAGATAGTATTGTTAGACAAATACAAATCTTTGAAGCGGGCAGTAGGGCTACCTAAGTTGTAGGTCACATTAGCGTTAGGTAGGATGTTACCGCCCACTGTTAGTGATGTCAGTGTGCCTACGCTTGTGATGTTAGGTTGTGCGGCTGTTGTGACAGTACCCGCTGTTGTTGCTGCCGTAGCATTAGCAACTGTTACGCCGCTCACATAGGTATTCCAAGCACTATTTGCTGTTGCGTCTGTTGCGAATACACTAGCGGGATCTTCGCGGAATGTAGTATCGGTCGCACTAGTTGCGCCGCTTGTTAGTGTTGTTACTGATTCAGTGCGTAGGTCTAAGACACTGCGTATTCTTGCTT